GAAATCGGGTCTCAAAGGACTCCCCCACGGTGTCAGGTATAAACACACTACAGTCATAAGTGTATACAGCTTTCTCCTCATTAGTTCCAGTTGCTTCCTTATTCTTTAAAGAACCATCTGCTGCTCTAAAGGAAACTATGCTCTTAGTCTCTTTCTTCTCAGTAGCACAAAAGGCTATCTTAGCACACATCTCATTAGCATTATTTACTATTAAGGAGACATAAAAGTTGTGAAAAGGGGCATTATCTACTAATTCTCCGTCATCAGTTCCACTGAAAAATACGGACATAGTGTTATGCGAATGAATATGCCCCTGTTTCATCTCCATAAACTTCGGATTCTCCATAAGAAACTTGATAAACTCAGGGTTTGAGGGGTCATACTCAGTATAAGTGGAGGTTCCTATATCCTGGAGATATAACTCTTCAGCGTTTATCTTAAAGTTATCGTCTCCCAGATCCCCCTCAACTGTATAAAAGAGGGTACCTGACCACTCATCTTTCTGTACCTGATCACAGAGGAAATAAATCTGGTTCTGCAACTTCTCTGAGACATTCAGGGGTATCTTCTTGCTCTTCAAACCCTTTAGCTTCAATCGCAATTTTGGTGAATCCTCTACTAAGGTCTCCACAGAGCTCTTGTGTAATGCTGGGGCTGAGGTATTTTGTTGCCTGGATTTCATTGTCTTGTTTTATAACTGTTAAGAATTTGTCCTCTCCTTTAAATTTAAAGATTGGGGTTGTTTGATGTGCTATCCTTTGTCTTGTCCTATTAATGGATGATGGCACATAATTTCCACTACCATCTTTATAGCAGAGAATACTATTCATATTCGACGATCTATCTATACTCATAAAATCAACTTTTTGCATAAAGTTGGCTGCCCATATTTCAAATTCTTCTGTACTCTCGATAGCTATCCTATCTGTATTTATAGAGATATGAAGTAGCTTAACAGCATCGGATATCTTGGGATCAAGGATGGCAGCTTTGAGGGTAGCGATTGTGTTTGTTTCCGCCTCTATTGTAATAGTATTCCCTGATGTTCTTCCCATATTTGTTCCTATATACTCCATGTGCATATAAGGATTACCCTCTAGCGATTCCCATGCTACATAATTCTTTAGGTGAAGGCAGAAGAGAGTAAAGTTAGTCTCATCGAACTTACTCCTAAGGAGAGAAATTACTTGGTTTATTGGCCCTTCTCCAGTACAGAAATTATCAAATCTAATACTCTCCGGCGAAAAAGCAGGTAGGTGAGAATGCATATATCTAGTATGGAATTCCTCCTCACTTATTATAGTTCTTACTCCCTTGATATCACCTCCAAATTTCCCATCTTTTTTAACACTAAACTTCACATATAAGTCTTTTATAACATGTGACATCTTCTTACTATTAGATATGGTAACTTCAGGAAACTTGATGATTATAGTATAACCAATCCCAGAATCTTTAAGACCTCTGATAAATTGATCATCTGTTATATCATGTATAAATGTTCTTGTATACCCCATCTCAGTATAATAATCATTAATGTTCTCCTCTACGGGCTGTATTATCTGGTTCTTCTCCTCCCCAAAAGACTTATTCATGATCTCCTTCATAGTTTTAAGGACCTCTAAGGTTTTTTCATCTGGCAAGTCCTCAAAATATGACTTAATGGCTTCTTTCTTCTTCTTTGATAATTCTCTTGCCATATAAATTAGTTTAATAAGGAAGGGAAGGATATTAACCCTTCCCAACCCTTTTTGATTAATCAAATAATCCTAAGTTCTTCTGTATCTGGTCTGCGGTCCTTTGTAGATTAACAACTTCAGGATCTGTTACACTCTTTCTCTCATCCAGAACAAGGTAATTGATTACATCATTCAGGTAAGATTGAGCTTTCTTAGCTCTAGCAATGGATAGATCCTTGGTAGTTTTGTAGACATAATCTTCAGGCATCTCACCTTTATCTGTCCAATCAACATCTCCCCAGGATATACCATCTTCCCAGTCTATCAGATACTCCTCATTGGGGAGACCACTTTTAACCTTCTGAGGCATCAGGAATAGCTGAAATGCTCCTGTAGGAAGAATTGCTGCAGAACTCTCAAGAGAATTCTGAGTCTCTCCTACCACTGCTTTCATACCCGAATAGCTAACTCCACGCAGATTAAGTTCACTCTGCAACTCACCCCAGGTATTTGCACTACTCTCAATACCTACCTGATTACTACCTATTGTGTTGTAAATTGTCACTTTCCTACTCATAACTATATGAATTTTAATTGATTACGAAAATAATACATCCTCTTCAGGCACGCCTTGTTTCTCTAGTTCCCTCTCTATCTTAACTTTTAATTCAGGATCATCCATGAGATCAAATTCTTCTGCGTTAGGGCGTTCAAGAACAAATCCAGGAACTACCGTTTTCTTGAACTTCAGTGAAGGTGTCTTAAATAACCTTATTACTGCTGAATGACTTAAATTGTACTTCTCCTGGATAGAACCATAACCCTTATCATCTTTTCTGTACCTTGTGTACCCCTCTTTGAGGAGTTTTAGTACCTCATCAGCATCAATTCTTTGTACTGCTTGTGATCTTACTGCTACTGTACTCATATTACTAGTTTTTAACTGTTTTTCCTCTAACCCCTGTAGCCACCAAGGCATTCTTTGGCGCATTCTCCAACTCAGTCTGTCCATAAGCCCATTTTATAAGCTCATTATTGTTACCCTTGGTAACTTTATTGATCTTGGTAAACACATTATCATGTATCCACTTCCTCTCTTTATGAGCAGCTGCTGCTGGGTGTTCAACTTCAAAACCCCAATGTATGAAGGGAACCACAGCTTTTGCCATTGCTCTAGCATTCTTTCCAAAACTAACATAACATAATCCTGTATTATAGAAATTAATAATATCCTCGATGAGAAATGAGGTAAATGGGTCCCATAATCCTGCGTGAGAAGTAGGCTTGTTTAACTCTACCGTGAGGCTGCTATTAAGCAATAGGACCCCTTCCTTAGCTAAATAAGAGAGATCTGGTTGCCTTGGTACAGTGATCCCTAGATCATCCTCCATGCCCTCATAGAATAAGTCTAATGAGGGTTGGCACTTGCCAGTATTCCTACAGGACATAGGAATTCCATCAGCTATCATAACTCCATTCTTAACCCAAGGATATGGATCTTGTAGGATAAAGATAGCCTTTAGCTTATTATAAGGAGTCTCCCTAAAGGTTCTAAATACATCAGCACTAGCTGGGCATATAGTTTTACCTTCTCTGCTCTCCTGTTTAAGGAAAGCAAATATCTTGTCAAACTCCTTACTCTCTATAAATGGACGGAATTTAGGACCCCACTCCTCACCAAATTGCTCAGCTACTTTTTCATATTCCATAGTTGCTAATTTGGAAGTTCTTCTTTCCATGTAGTTCCGCAGTGAGGACATTTATATTCAACATAGTCTCCATCCGCCACCCCACCTCCTTTCCCATAATCTTCGCTTATTTCTTCAGCATCTGGGTGATTTACGCCTCCTTTTTTACCCTCTTCTGGTTTCCAAGGATTTTCCTTAGTACATGTTCTCATTACTCAGTCCTCCTTATAATTACTTTAAAGCCTGCACCTCCATCAATAGCCTCAGGGATACCTTTAAACTCAAACTTTCTCCTGGGTAGACCCTTACCTAATAGATGAGTAACCATATACTTGATATTAGCCACTTTCTGATAAATCTTAGCTTCAGGAACATCCTTAGCTACTTCTAAGTAGTCTCCTATTCCAAGCTTTTTCATGCCTATAATAGCTCCTTTCCATCTGCTTGGCTTCTTTTCTCTAGGTTTCCTCTCTACCTTGGGCACAGCCTTTTTTTCCTTCTCAGCTCTCACAATCACAAATGTGTAAATTCCCTCTTTCTTAATCATTGTATTAAGTTTTTGTGTTTAAAACAGTCAACTACTGATTGTGGACCATAATACCTATCCATATCAGCAAAATCCTTTATAGGAGTACCATCTGGTTTAAAGTACCCCTCTGGACAGAATATAGTATTAAGTCCTAGTTCCTCATAGTACTTGGCTTCTTTTCTACCTGTAGTATCGGCATCAAAATTAAGCCAGACTTCCTCAAATCTCTCCTGGAGCTCTCTGATTACCTCTTTAGGAATGGCATCCTTACTCTCATTCTGGCATGAGCAAGTAGTAGGTATAATCTTACTAAGGATAACCTCATCCTTCTTAGCTTTTGTTATTAACCCTATCTTACCCCCTTCTTTCATCTTCTCCATTCCACTTATAGTTCCTATAGGAGTATTAGTCATCCACTTATGCTTCTTATCAGCCATAGGTCTATAAATCTTCCACTTGTCTCCAAATAGATACCCAAAACATAGTTCATCTGGATCAAGTAGATATGCTTCTCTATTAAGATATAATTTCTTAACAGAGTATATATGATCCCTTACTAGGTCCACTTTATCCATGTGGTATAAACTCCAATAGTTAAGGTCAGCATCAGTGAATGGCTTTGCTACCACTTGTATAAGTGTAGGATCTTTGGCTCTAGGAGGCTGTGTAGGAGGTCTTATTCCTAAATCTCTCTCAACTTGGTTTCTACCTACGATTCCTAACCCAAAGTCCTTATCTATTCTCATCAAGGACTTAAAGTAATCCTCATTGAACAACTGCATAACAAAGTCAATGCATCCCCCATGCTTGTCAGAATCACTGAAGTCCTTATATCTTAACCTCCCCATACTATTTTCTCTAATAGTAAAACTAGGATTCTCCTCTTTTCTAAAAGGGGATATCATAACTTGACCTACAGTAAAATCATGTCCTAGATAGTATCTATATATATCGTACTCAGGGATCTTGCTTAAGATATACTCAGCACTTAGCTGTCCTTTTTTCTTACCTGTTACTGGCATAACTATAAAGTTAAAATAAAAAAGCCCAGGATAGAAATCCCAGGCTTGAATGCGGATTTCCGCAATTAAGAACTACTTAGTAGCTAGTATCATCCTCAGCTAGTACCTTATCACTTGCTACAGGATTCTTGGTAGGATCATAATCCTCCAATTCTCCCAGAGTGTAGTAATCCTTGATACCATGTTGAGAATCAGTGACTTCGAGGACAAATCTTTGCAACATACTCCTCTTTTTCCTCTCAGTCACCTTAGCTTTTGCTATGAAATCTGCATCAACTTTCTTCACACGAACCTGTTTCATAGCAAACCCTGGCATAAACTTCCTAGTGTAAACCTGTTCATATTCCTTTTTCTCACCATCCTTATCTACACTACGGACTACTACCAGAGCAACTACTGTATCATCATACTCACCACCCATCTGGTCCTTTAGCTCCTTCACATTACCATTTATAAGGCGATTCCAATCAAAGGAGAGTAAAGTGTCCTTATCCTGCCTATCAAGCTTGTTAAGCCAAGCAGCAATAAAGCCATACAATTCCTCTTCTCCGATCTTAGCTACCCTATAAGATCTCTCCTTGAACCAATCCTGGATATTCTCAGCCTTATCAGCCCAAGTGGTAGTACCAATTGAGTTAATGTACTGTTTCTTCCTAATCTTAGTTCCAGCTGCTAATTCATCCTCTGTAATAGCATTAGTCCTCTCAAGATCCTTGAGCCAAAACCTGGCAGATCTGTACCCATGGCTACCTTCTCTCTCTACCTCATCCTTCAGCCAGAATACTATCTGAGCCTTTTTTACCTCTTTACCCTCAACTTCCTCAGTCACAGTATACTCAGGCTCATTCTCAATCTCTACACCAAGCATCTTGGCCAATTCCTCCTTGTTTGGATTGATTGCTACTACTTTTCCTTCGAAGAAACCAGTTTTCTTACTGAATTCTACGTTTTCTTTTGTTTTTCCTTGTACTGACATAGTGTTTCTTTTTAATGCGTGTTTTCTTACTTAAATAGTGATTCCTCTGTTTCTACAACAGTTGCTGATTTGTTAGCAAATTCTACTACCTTATCCAATACTTCCTTAGAGTCGTTAGGGATTTTGTATACCCCCTCACCAAAGATAGCAGGTGGGCACTTAGCACTCATTCCTTCTCCAGCCAGTTTAAAGTAGTACTCTGGCTTATCATCTTTCCACTTGTCTTGAGAGTACAAGACAATAGTAAATTCCTTCTCTACAACTCCTTCCCACTCTTTACCTTTAACTTTAACTCTCTTCTCTGGTGATCCCTCAATGTTTAACATCTCATAGTGAGCAGTGATAAACACCTCTTTCTTGATCCTTTTAATTAAAGCAAACAGCTCGGTAATCTGCTTGTTATAATTGTTCCATATATCAAAACCAGAGAAGTTTGCTCTCATCTCAGTTACAAGCATCTCAAATACAGCACTTAGGCTGTCCAGGATAATAACGTCTATTTCTAGGTTATCTCCATAGTCTTGAAGAGCTTTCATTACACCTGCAAACTTCCTTGGTTTAGCATGAAACTTAAAAGGATTCTCAAACATAAGTGGCTTATCTTCAGGGTTTATAAAGCCAGTTTTATCGCTGTCCATATTCCTGAATGAATAAGTTTTCCCCTTACCAGTTTGTCCAACTAGTAAGATCTTGTAGTAGTCTCTGATCAGTTTCTGATTTCCCATATATCTCTCTTATTTGAATACAACATCTTCGAGGGAATCCCATCGCCAGAGTTGATTATAGGTTCCTGGGGTTCTTCTTACCCCAAGGAAAGTATCACCAATATGGGCCTCGTTTGTATTCAAAGATACGGATTCTAAGGGAGATTTCCTCCCTTTTCTCTTAGTTTTTTCTTTCTTTTCTCGTGTCATATTAGTAGTTTTTTGCAAGTGATCTAACTTCTTTTAGTGTTTGATTGTTAAACAATTTGCCGTCTTTAAAGACTGTTTGATATGCACAATTCTTAACCTGTTCCATCAAAATCATAACCGATGGTTAGGCTTCCATACTTATAGTACTCAGCCTCTAATCTATCGAAGGCAGCTTCGGGCTCTAAGTAGGGATCTGTTCTAAACATTTCAGCAGGATCATGAGTGAATTCTGTTAGGAATTCCTCCTCCTCTATTTCTTTAGTACTCATAATTTATCACTTTTACAATAGGTGAAGAATATTGTGTAAATCTGCTGTTTGAGGTAATAATCTCATTAAAGTTCTTCTCAAGTTCCTCAAATCCCTTAGAGAAGATACCATGTGTTACTATTAATGTTAATGATAGGGGATATATCTGCTCAGCAATCATATTGAAAGTAGCTCCTCCATCGCATATATCATCAATAATAACACAGTTTTCTCCCTTACACTTGTCAAGGTTAAGTACCTCTAACTCAACCTTTCCTGTAGTAGTATCCCTATGTTTAATACAATGAGCCTCATCCCAGATATTGGAATTCCATAGCCTGTATTGTTGAGCTTTCTTCTCAGCTCCAGCATCAGGGATTATTAGAGTGGCTTCCTCTTTATCATAAGCTTCTACAAGAATTCGGTTAGTAATTACCCTAGATCTCTCAATTAAGGCTGCAGATACATCAGAATGGGGATCATAGAGATGTACCCTATCAAACTTGAGGGAGTTGACGATTTTGGCTATAACCTTAAGGTCAAAGCTATCTCCTTCTCCATTCATTCTCCTATCATATCTTGCTCCCATAAGGTAAGGTATATGGAGCTCCTTATAGACCCCATTCTCCTCTAAAGCATCTGCTACCTCAGCTAACTCAAGTAAATTACTTGGATCGAGGAGAGAGCAGATAACCTTATACATGTAGGTATTATCCGTATTAGAGATATGTACATGTGGCTGATTATCAGGGAACTTAAGGAGCTTCATTCCCTCCCTCTTGTTAATATTAATTGTTTTCATCATATTTCCTGTGTATTCCATGTTAACGGTATTCAGGTAAAAAATAGCTGTTATCGATTATAGAATCATAAACAGCTGGTGTTGTTTCACTTAACTTAGGCATCTCTTTAAACATACCTATTTCTGGCTGAAAAGCTAATCCTATCCTTACATCTTCAGATCCATAGGAATTCTTTAGTATTCTTAGAGCTCTGTACTTCTTCTTCCCCTGAGAATCCCGGAGCCTAGATAAATCATAAAGGCTGGGGTCAGGTACTTTATATCTCATTGGATCAAAGAGAGAGAGAATAACATCTGCATCTTCTTGTGTAGAACCTGAGTCCTTAAAATCCTCAAGCATTGGTTCAACATCACCATTCTTAATCCTCATAGGATTAGCAATATCCCTATTAAACTGAGATATGTTAACACACGAAGTACCATAGAAATCTCTGTCCTTCCTATCATCCTCTGAGGCTTTATCAATAACATCTTTCTTGGTAATTAGATTTTTCTCCCTTTTCTGCAGACCTATGTGATCTTTAATCTTTAGAGTGATAAGGTGTTGATTATTAGGGACATATATCTTATGAAACTCATCTATTTCCTCTACTTTTCCATTAGCCAAGTGGTAAGCCTCCATGTGCTTCCTAATTCCCGTCGGATTCTCTGGACCATCCAAGATCTCTACTACCTCTAGGATGGATTCAATGTAATCTTTATACATGATAAAGAGATCATGCTCATCTTTTGTGAGTCTTTGATCTACTGGGCACCAACCCATTAATCTAGTAACTGGTATAATCTTACCATGGTCCAGAAAAATCCTTCGAGATATCCACTTCATCAACTTGAACTTCTTATTCCTTTCCATTGACCAGTAAATGATCTTTAGTCTGATATCTGTGGTACTATAGTTCTTTATGTACCAATCCAAGGGATTAAGGACAAATGCATCATCTACCAGTGAAGTTTTCCCAGAACCAGTATACCCCCCAACCAGGTAATTATTTGATTTCCTGATACTTATATGGCTATTTAACCTAGTAAACCCCATCGGAATACCTGCATTTCTCCCTTGCATCCCATCCTCTACCTCCTTGACTAAATCATCAAATACACTCATAGACAACCTCCAGCTTCAAGGAAACCTTTCATATCTGGTAAATTCTCCATAGCACTATAAAATGCTAATGCCCTCTTCAGAATAGATTCCCTGAAGTATTTAAATTTCCTATTATTCTTCCCCATGTTAATTGAAGATCCTTTCTTAAGAGAAGCTTCAATAAGGTCCTTATCTAATACCTTGAAGGTTTGCAAAGCTAGTTTCTCAATGTCCTCAGCTATAGATTCCTTGTAATCTGCAGGAACATCATCATAGTTATCTTTCTGTTCTTCGGAAGGAGTTGCTTTACCCCTTACTTCTTCCTTAGCTATTGCTTCTGCCAGCAACCCTTTCAAAAGCTCTGAAAGTTCTTCCATGCTACTAAATTGTCCTTCTCTTACTATGCTCATATTAGTGGATTTAATTGATTTAAAATACTTTCTAGCTGCTCTGCAGCCCTTTTTACATGAACAACTACATCTGAATTAACTGTATAAGATCTACTCTCCCTGCGCATTTTAAACCCTTTTGTAGCTACCCTTCTTATTAGAACTCTACTACTATAACCTTCCTCTGGATAGACCCCCTCCACTCTAAAGAAACCTGGGCGATATATATGAGCTACTATATCTCCTACTTCGAGTTCTCCTGTTTCAACAAACATAATTACCTCCTTGCTTTTATCTTCTCAACATCATTAGTCATTGTGCTGTTAACATACTCCTGGTATGCAGCACAATCCTCGCCTAGTAATTTCTCACTTTCTTTGTATAGCTCATCCTTCTCAGCTTTCCCATTACTCCAGTGCTTGTGTTCCATGATTATATCAGGAAAATATTTAATACTTCCTAGCCTGATTCCTAGATCCTTCCAGAAATTATCACAATAGTAGTGCTTTAAGGTAGGAGGAACCATGTACCCCATAGAGTCTATAATAGATTTATCTATGAAGACATTATTGGGTAGGTTCTCACCTTGTAATAAATCATTACAATAGCAGATTCCGTGATTCTCCTCCATCCAGGAGACTATCTCTTTTTCCCACTCTTTAGTCCTAAATACTACATCGTCTCCCACAAATCCCACAATTGAGGTGTCTACTATATCAGCTATGTAATTAAGCTTAGGGCATAACTTCATCCTCTCACCAACAAAAATAGGCCATATACCATCCTCCTTTATAGTTTCATTCATTAAGTCTTGGTATAGGAGTGCTTGATCATCATCTATTCCTAATAACAGGAAAGAATATCCATCTGTAGTATCCCTCCAGGATTGTATTAAGTCCCTGAGTGAGAGACGATTATCTCTAGTTGGTACCAATATCCCTATTTTCTTTATTGTCATATTCACTGATTTTAGCTTTTAAACGATCTCTCTCCTCTACAAGAGCTTCTACGAATTTTACAGGATCTTTTCCTTTAGCTAGTTCTCTTATCTTTTTCATAATATCCCTTTTCTCTTGGATCTCCTCAAGCTCCTCTTTTGTTATAATTCTCACAAATCTTCATTTGACTGCATTAAAGATGTTGATTTCTTCCTGCTCTCCTCCATAAACCCCTCAAATTTCCTCTGAACTAAGTAGCTATGGGTATTGGTCATAAACCTCATGTGATTAGTACTATCTTTAACAGAGGCTTCCTTCTTGAGAGTTATCTCAAACTCAAGTGCCTTTATGAGATCTTCAGCAGTATAACCTTCCTCGTTGATAATCTTGTTAAATAGGTCCTTACATCCGCTCTTATTCCTCTTTAATGCTCTCACTCCCTCAAACCTCCTGCCCTTATACTCAAAGATATCATTAGAGGGGAAAATCCTCCACCATTCCTCAAAGAGAGTATTATCCACCTCATGCTTCTTCTCAAGAGCTCCCTTAAAGGGTTCCCCACTACCTACTGCCTGCAATACGAGATTTCCATCTTCAGAGAGTCCAGCAGATTCTGTGAGGTACCCTTTCCTAATAAGGGATTGGCGCCAAGTTAAGTACTTATCCTTGCTTATGGTATCTTTAATATCCACCTCAAATGCTACTGTCTCCAGATAAAATAGCTGATCTAGGGTTAATCCTGCTTTTTGTAGCTCTAGGAAACCTTCTCTTGTTATGTTGAAGATTGGTGATCCTTGCTCTTTTTTCTGTTGTAACTCTTGCATAAGCTTCAAATTTACTCCTTTTTCTCGGTATCCTAGATATTAACACGGAAGGGTGTTCCTTTGAAGAAGTTTTCAATCTCTTCTTGAACTCCTCTTCCCATAACTCTTCCTCCATCTCCAGATTCCTTAGGTAAATCCCCTCCTGTAGATATGCTCTCTCCCAATCCTCCTGCAGGAACTGTGTTTGCCTTGTCATCTTTTACAACTTCAAAGTGATAAATACTGTTTTCTGTCCTAAAGTGATAATTATCAATGATTTCTAGAACAGTTGATGTTCTGATCCCCCCGCACCAGAAATAATTCCCCACTACAGGAAGAGCAACTACAGTCCCTTCATATACTTTCCCTTCCTGGATATTCATCTTACTCCTCTCATTTAGACTCTCCACTTTCTTTACCTTCATTTTCATAATTCAATATTTTAATTTCTCTCTCTTTAAAATCAGCATCTATGATCCATGGAGAGTTTACAGGTTCATAGCCATGTAAATTGCATATACTACCATTAAAGTAGTTAGTATCTTCATCATAGGCATATCCATAGCCTTCGTGAATATGCCCACATAAATGTAGAAGTGGCTTAACTATCTTTATTCTCTTACGAAGATCTTCGCATCCCACGAATACTTGACTCATTTCTGCATAATCCCCCATATGTAAGGGGGGACCATGGGTTATAAGAACATCTGTATTAGAAGGTATTTCATCCCACACTTCCTTGATGTCAGCACCTCTATTCTTATTAAATGCCCAGCCATACCCAAAAGTAGGTGTTATAGGAGAACCCCAGAAGTTGACACCTTCTATCTCAACTCCTTGATTCTCAAGATAATAGTGACCATACATATCTGTATAACTCTTTATTTCCCTAGCTAACCAGTGTGGGTGAGGACCTGGATTATCATCCCAGGAGTTCTCTATCTCTGTTCCGTTTATTATAGAATCAAAGCAGAGATCGTGGTTTCCTGATATTAATACCTTATATTGACAAGGTAACACCTTCCACCATTTAAAGAAAGCTTCAACCTCTGATCGCCTTCCCATACCAGATATATCTCCAGAGTGTACTATAACATCTACTTTTGAGAGGTCAGTATTACCCCATTTTATCTGCTTATGACGATTATGGGTATCTGAAATATGCACAATTTTCATTCTTCACCTCCTTTTTCCCAACTAATTATAGTATAACTCCCTTCTCTTATATCACTTACTGTCCTACTAGTATACTCTAGCTCATCTAGCTTTGTTTTAGTTGAAGGTAATAGGACAAATGGAACCTGGCAGGTAAATAACCCTTGTTGACAAGCCCCCCGTATTAGAGTATCTATTTTCTCCATTTGCATAGTAGAAATAGTATCTCCTATTTTAGTAGCTATCTCAGATGCCGCTATTGCTGTTATCATTAGAATAAATTTACTTGGTTAGGATTATTGTTTACTTTCCTTTTCTTCGCTCCACTCTCCAAGGCTGATATTCTTTCCTCACTTTTTTGCACGTAGTAATCATAGTCAATCTGGTAGTCCTGGTTAGGTTTCTGTGGGTCCATCTTGTTAGTAACTGT